GACGCTGCCGATCGTTCTTAACGATATTGAGGAGGACGGGCTGATTAAAGTGCTGCGGACGTATCCGACGCTTGACGATTCTTCACGGATGAAGTACAATATGACAGCGCACATATATGCGGATTATTCGGAAGATGATGAGCAGAATTCGGATGCGGACGAACCGAGAGTGATCGGACGTGAAGCGCGGCGTGACCTTGCGGTTTCGTTTGACCCGCGCTGCCGTAAACATACCTATCGCACTGTTGCGGCGTATGAATCCGTTAACAAGGCGGAGAAGGATACGGACGCAGCGGAGCATGACGCGTTTGCAGAATTGGAGGACGCAGATGTATCTTTCGAGAATCAAGCTTAACACACAGAAACGCGAAACAATGAAAGCACTTGTCAATCCGCAGCAGATTCACGGTGCGATTGAAGTTTTGAACGGAGAACCGTCCGAAGCTTCCGATGCCGCGGATGAAAAAAATCGTGCGCGCAGTCTTTGGCGCATAGACACGCTCGGCGGGGAGATGTATCTGCTCGTTTTGACGCAGGACAGGCCAAAGCTGTCCCGTGCGGCGGAGCAGCTTGGTTACGGCGGAATTAACGTTGAAACAAAATCATACGATCCCCTGCTTGCACGAATTGCGGAAGGCAGCCGCTGGAGGTTTCGCCTGACAGCCAATCCCACAAAGAGCATCAAGCGCGAAGACGATCCGCAGGCTCGCGGAAAGGTAACAGCCCTTATTTCGGTCGGACAGCAGGAGGAGTGGCTTGCTTCTCATGCGCAAAGTTACGGATTTGAACTCGCGCCCGATGAATTCCGTGTTGTTCATTCAAACAGGTATTCTTTCAAAAAACGCGGAAAGAACAAGGAAGTAAGACTGCTTTCCGTAACTTTTGAAGGCATTTTGACGGTTACGGATGCAGCCCGCTTTCGGGAAACTTTGACTCAGGGCCTCGGCAGGGGCAAGGCTTACGGAAACGGACTTATGACAGTTGTGGGCATCGGGGAAGGCATCAATGGCTGAAATTCCGGGGATGATCCGCCCTTCCGTTCAGTCTCTGCCGCAGATTGGCGACAGAATGACCTTTCTTTACTTTGAGCACTGTAAATTGAGCCGTGCGGACAGCGCGATAACCGTTACGGATGAAAACGGGATCATTCATGTTCCTGCCGCTGCAATTTCGGTGCTCATGCTCGGCCCGGGAACGGATGTGACTCACCGTGCAATGGAGCTTATCGGTGATGCCGGTGTGAGTGTAATCTGGGTCGGGGAACATGGTGTTCGGTACTACACCGGGGGCTGTGCTTTGACGGGAAGTTCACGTCTGCTTGTGAAACAGGCTGCTCTTGTGACGAACCAGCGGGGGCATCTCAACGTTGTTCGAAAGATGTACAGTCTGCGGTTCTCCGGAGAGGATGTGGCTCACCTGACTTTGCAGCAGCTGCGCGGGCGCGAGGGAAGCCGTATGCGTTCCGTTTATCGGCATTGGTCAAAGGAAACAGGCGTTCCGTGGCATGGACGAGACTATGACCCGGAGGATTTTTCATCCGGAGATCCGGTAAATCAGGCATTGTCCGCAGGGAATGCCTGTCTGTACGGCCTTGCTCACGCCGTGATTTGCGCACTCGGCTGTTCCCCCGGCCTCGGCTTTGTGCATATCGGCCATTCGCTTTCATTCGTTTATGATATTGCTGATTTGTACAAGGCGGAAATCACGATTCCGATCGCATTTCGGCTTGCGGCAGAGTCTCCGGAGGATATCCCGTCCCAAACAAGGCGCAGTGTGCGTAATGCGCTTGCAGAAAGCCATATTTTGGAGCGAATGGTGAAGGATATCAAATACCTTCTTTCCGATGAATCCGATTTCGGCGAAGAAGGCTGCAAGCCGCTCTATCTTTGGGATGACCGCAGCGGCAGTGCAGAATACGGTAAATCCTATCGGGAGGATTGACGTTGACAGTGATTACTTTGAGCGACTGCCCGCCGAAAGTTCGGGGGGATCTGTCCAAGTGGTTATGTGAAATCAGCCCCGGAGTGTATGCCGGCAATATTAATGCGCGCGTTCGCACGGAGCTTTGGGCGCGGATATGCGAAAACCTGAAAAGCGGGCGCGCAACCATGGTTTACAGCGCGCGCTGCGAACAGCAGATGAAATTCGAAGTTCACAATGCTCACTGGGAGCCCGTTGATCTTGACGGAATACTGCTTATGCGCCGCCCGCTTCCGAAGCCGCATAAGGCAGAAGACAATTCGACAGGGGCTCCGCAAAGCAGAGCCGGAAAAATGCTGCTCGCGCGTCGTGCTGAAAAAGCGCGCAGGCGGGCTGACTATGTTGTTATTGACGTTGAAACAACGGGGCTTTCGCCCGAGAGGGACGGCATTATTGAAATCGGTGCACTGCTGATAAGAAACGGAGAAGAGGCAGAAGAATTTCAAACACTCGTCAGGCGGGATTCACCGCTGAGTGCGGATGTTGTCCGCCTTACGGGGATTACGGATGAAATGCTTGCAGCTGAAGGCATTCCTCTGAGCGAGGCAATCAACGGGCTTGTTGCATTCGTTGCGAACCGCCCGATTGTTTGCCATAATGCGGATTTTGACTGCGGGTTTCTGATTTCGGAGGCAAAACGCTGCGGCGTGAAGTTGTTTCGCAGTTCCTGCACAGATACTCTTGCCTTGGCGCGCAGGCGCGTGAACGGAGTTAAACAGTATTCGCTTGGGCATCTTTGCGAATACTTTGGGATTGATGCCGGCGAACGTCACCGTGCGCTTCCGGATTGCAAGCTGACATTCAGGCTGTTTGAGAAGTTAAATGAAATTTGAACTGCTCCGGAACAAAAAGGCTGATTCCTAAAGGATCTTTTTAGTGTTTTCCCCGCACCTGCGGGGGTGATCCTATTTTCGCAAGTTTCCGGTGCGCACTGCGCAAGTTTTCCCCGCACCTGCGGGGGTGATCCTAATTCCGTCTACAAAGCTTTTTGCCTCAATAAGTTTTCCCCGCACCTGCGGGGGTGATCCTCTCGGATCGTTGCTGTCAAATAAATTATTTAGGTTTTCCCCGCACCTGCGGGGGTGATCCTATATGTTCGGGAAAACGGAAGAATCCGATTGCGTTTTCCCCGCACCTGGGGTGTATAAAATCCTTTGATTTAATATAAATTTTGGAGATTATGTAGGCTAAATGTAAGCTACCCAATCTTTTTTTATCCTTTGTCAGCCGCTTTTGACTGCGCTGCGATATCGCAGCGCGAACCGCGTTTTTGCTGCCATATCGCAGCAAAACAACACTTGGGCACAACAAAATATACTTTAAATAAATCAAAAGAACACTTGACATTATCGGAAGAATGCTGTATAATTATAGACGTCAAAGGGAAAGGAAAATCCCAAAAACCAGAAAGGTAAACAACATGAAGAACATCCACGAAATCGCAGAGACCATCAAAAACGCACAGACTTGGGCAGATGTCGAAGCAGAGATCAAAGACCTCTGCGAAGCAGCAGGCATGATCGAAGAGTATGAAGCCGCTGACGGTGAAAGCTTTGAAACCGTGATTCGCAAGGCCGCCGAGAGCCTCGGCGTCGAGATTTAAGGCGAAACGCGACCGTAAAGAGCGGCTAACACGGCGGGGCGGGCAACCGCTCCGCGCAGTACAAGAAAGACATCGAAAAGGAAAGGCAAACAACATGAAATATCTTGAAGACCGAATCGGAGAGCTGGCCGAAGGCAAAAAAATAACCTACCGCGGATATGTATACTGGCTTAACCCAGTAACGCGGGAAATTTACAGACATAGTGTAGCCGCCGAGATAAGCGGCGTGATCAATGGCGATAAGTACGCCAATGTAACCGATGATTTTAAAAAGATCATCAAAGCAGAGTAAACGGTCAAGATCAGTTGGCGTAATCAAAAGCCGGCAGAGCGGGCAACCGCTCCGCCGGAAAGGAGATACTAAATGCAAGATATAAAAAAAACAGCCCGTATAAAGGCTGCCATTGCCTATGCAGGGCTTAATCAACGCAAAGTCGCGGAGGCGCTCGGGATGACTCCCGCGAATTTTAGCTTTAAAATTACGCGAGGTACAGTCAGCGATGAAGACCTCGCAGCGATCGCGGAGGTGCTCGGGTGCCGGTTCATCCCGGCAGCTTTCGAGTTTCCGGACGGTACGCGAATGTAATAAAAAATCAAAACAAAAACCCCGCCTTGCGCAAAGCGCATGGCGGGCATTGTTTAAGTTACCGGCAAGTTACCGGCAAGCTGCCGGCAAGTTAGGCATATATATTTCATTTTATTCGATTTTCAAGCCCGTTGATGCGTTGATGGGCTTGCTTTGCGGATGCTTCCACCGCCGTCAGGCGGGATACTACCTCGGTGTTGGTTTTGCGCTGCTCTCGCTGCTCAGCTTTGATTTCGTCAGTATTGGCTTTTATATATCCAAGCTCGGTGCAGATTGTGCCGGTGGTATGCCCGCCGGCTGTGTCATCCTTGCGGGCAGCGCGTCGCATCTGCATGGCGGCGGTCACGATGCCGTACACCGTCCCCGCTGCGCCGATAAGCGCGATGATGATGCTGACGGTCTGCGGCATCAGGCATCACCCCCGTCCCCATCCCGCGAGATAGTGATCCTGACGCCGTGCATCAGCACGGTAGCCGCATCCGCTGCCTCGATAGGCGCGGGCCCGTCCATGGCGGGCGCAGCATAGTCCGCGATCATAGCATCAAAGGCTGCCTGTGATTTTTTGCCCCATTTACCATCGGCAGCGATCGCCTTGCCGTCCGCATCGGTATAGCCGGCAGCGGACAGCGCAGTCTGCATGGCCTGCACCGCATCCCCGGTCAGCATCGGTGATCTCACCTCAAATTTTATCTTTTCCATTTCGATTTCCTCCGAATATTTGAATTTTTTGGCCATAATCCCGCGGTGTGTCCACGGGCGATTGCCCAGCCGTGTGACTACCACACCGTAGCGCAGACCGCGTGCCTCTACCACCAGCGGCGTGCCGTCGCTGTCAAAACCGCAGATCCAGCCTACATGCGTCATTTTACCGTTTTTATTGCTGACAAAAACAGCCTCGCCGATGACGTAATCGCGGGTGATATCATCGATAGGACCCTTTGCGTTGCACCACAAACGGTAATTCATATCTGCGTTAATGTCCGTTTTGTCGTTGCCGACATATGTCAGATATGAATCCAGTAGCCCCTGACAGTCGGTCGCATAGTCGGTGCTCCGCCAGCCCGCAACCGCTGCATCAAAATCCGTCCCCGCCCAGCCGCGGTTGACGTATGCCTGCCGATAGCGGGCAAGCGTTGCGGGGGTTGTCTGCACGCGGACGCTGCCAAAAAGGTAGTGCCACGGATCCGCGCAGCACGCATCAATCGGCAGCGGCATGGCGGCACCGATCGGCACGCTTTTTGCATGGGTCAATGCCCAGCGAATGAAATCCTGTACGTTCTGCATAATTACTCTCCTGTGTTACTTAAGTGTTACTTAAGTTTGCTATCGCTGCCTGAATCGCGTCATACACGGCTTTTGCTGTCGGGTATTGCGTGTCTGTTGATTCAGCCGTTATCGCCGTAACGCGGTTTGCTGTGCATTCGGTAGTATACGATTTTGTTTCATCCGCAAGCGGAATTAACGTAATCGTGCCATCGGAGTTAAACCTCGCCTTCATGTACGTTGTATTCGTTGCATTCGGGTCTGGCATGACGATTTCGCCGTTGGTTCTCACAGCAAAAGCATTTTTCTTTGCTGATTTCGAACTTCCGGAACCAACAACGAAAATACAGTTTTTGTCAGTTGTTTCGTTGTTGTATTTCCCACAAACAAATTGATCGTTTTCGGTGGCGTACGTTTGAGTTCCGAATGCTGCCGAACGTTTTCCGCTTGCTGTAGTACCAAGGCCAAAAGAAGTTGAAAACTCCCCAGACGCTGTAGTACCACTGCCAAAAGAAGCTGAGCTAAACCCAGACGCTTTAGTACCACCGCCAAAAGAAGCTGAGTTAAACCCAGACGCTGTAGTGCTGCTACCCATAGAAAAGGACAATTTACCAATTGCGCCTATTTGTACTCCAAGATTCGTAGCATTTTCTCCAAGTGTATCAACTTCGCCCGTCATTGACGCACGATATAATGCACCCTTTGCAGTGGCTTTAATAGCTGGTTTATCGTCGGGTTTTATTGCGGGCGTTATATGCTCTGTTACTGTCCCAGCCGAGGGAGCTATCTCGACCTCGTAACTTTTGCGCACGACGTTTTCGCCCGATACAACCGCAGTGTCAAAAAACAGCGTGTAAGAGCTTGCGCCTGTTTTCTCCCAATACTGCATCTTAATTTTGTCGTTATTGTATACGAGCGTGATGTTCTGCACACCTTCAAGCTCTGCCACAATTGCCTGATAGACACTATTATCATATGGCGTTATTTCCTCGTTTGCGCCCGTGATTGTTACGCCGTTTGCGCCTATATTTTTGCGTGCCTGCCGTTTTTGCGAATTCTCTAAAGTCTGCTCTGTGTACAGCACGGCTTCATTGACCGTTGCAATTGCTGCGTTAAGGTCGGTTTGTGCCGCTATCAATCTCTGCTCTGCCTCCACGCCAAAGGGAGTTATGGCAACGGTAAAAGTCTGAGATGGATACTGCGCACCCAAAGCACCCGAACCGCTAAAAATCCATGTGTTTGTCTCGGGTATTGGGATAAACAATGGCAGTGTTGCCGCAGTCTTGTCAATTTTACACCTGCAAACAATAGATTTATTTACCGCGTATGCTTTTGCTATATCAGCAAGAGGCGTATCGGCTGATAGCGTGTACGAGGGATATCCCCCATCAAGCTCGGCATAATATACTTCCGCTCCGCCGCCTTCCTTGATTTCGTCAATTTCGGTTTGTAGTTCGTCCAGTTTCGCAAGGATTTGTCCCCAAACATCAGCGGAGGGCGGTTCGTCCGTGTCCGAAAAATCCGTTGCGCCCATGCGGCAGGGCACGTCCGCCGGGGTGGATGTCCGGACGTCTCCGGCTGTCACGCCGATCCACACGCTGCGCACACCATGCAGCGCCGGCACCGGGCAGGTATCGCCCTCAAAAAGGACTTTTTCGCTTTGCCATTCTCCGCAACGATTATATGCAAAAACGCCGATTTTGTTGTTGTGCGCTTGCCACTCTTCATCAAAATCAAATTTTACATTGTAATCGCTGTTGCCGCACACGATGCAGGGCGGGTTTACCGCGCTTGCGGTTTTGTTGCGGATGATGATGTCTATAGTCGGCATAAAATTATTTCCTTTCAGTTTATGTTATCGGTTTGTCATTGGTGTCCGCATGTATGTCCACAGTGACATGCAGCGGTCTGATGCGGTTGACTGCACTGCGCAGCTTTGCAATACCGACCGTGTCGGAGCCTGCCGGAAAAACGATTGTTAACGCATTGACATTTTCCGTCAGCGTGTATTTTGCCTTACCCATGATTGCGACTATCAGGGCATCGATGGCGGCACGCGTAAAATCGCCAGTGCTTTGCAGTTTGTCGGTCAGCGCGGATACGTCCCCGTTGGCGGGCATGACGGTGTTAGGTGTGCCGATATACTCCGCCCACAGTGCATAGCCATCTGCATTGACTGATTTTGCAAAAAGCTGTTTTTTAAAAATCTCCGCATCTTGCCATGCGGGCTCGGTGCCCGCCGCTACGATTGCGTCTGTCACGTCCAGCGCATATGCATCCGATGTGTAGACGGCCGCACAATAAAATTTTTTGCGTTTGGCGGTAGGATTGCTCATGTTTTGCTCCCCGTGTCTTTGTCCGTGGCTGTCAGCGTCACTGTAAAAGTTGGTATGGATGATGATATGTCAAGGTCTGCCGTACTGCCGTTGATTTTGACGGCGGTAGCATCCTTTATGCCCGGTGTAGCCATCAAAAAATAGGTTATACGTGCAATTGTAAGTTTGTAAGTTTCGCCGTCAAACGCAATTTCGGCGATGTGCTTTTTCAAGCTATCGTTAAATGCCGCCGTCACTATATCTATCGTGTATCCGTCATACAGATCAACCGTTGCA